GCAATAGGTACTCTTACGTTAACTACTCAAAACCTTACTTCAGCCGCGGACGCTTATAATGTAGCGGTGGGAGCAGAAGCAGGTTACGCAGTAACCACGGGCGTTCAAAACACCCTCCTTGGTGGCCTCTGCCACGACAATTTGACAACGGGCGATTTGAACATATCAGTAGGCTATAACAACGCTCCAAGCGGCGTTGGTGTGGATTCTGAAATCGTTATCGGTAACAGTGTCACTGGAGCCGGAACAAACACCGTGCGGATTGGCACAGCGGGTGGTTCTGCTACTCTTGGCTTGGATGGTTCCGATACGTCGTGGGCAGCGGCTTCAGATGCAAGACTTAAAAAGGATGTGGCAGATTCCACAGCAGGACTTGAATTTATCAATGATTTACGTCCTGTTACATTCAAATGGAACGCTAAAAACGAAGTAGCCGAAGACCTTCCGCAACACGATGCTGATTCTTCCGACCCTATTTTTGGAGAAGGTAAGGCTCATCACGGTTTCATAGCGCAAGAAGTAAAGGCCGTTATTGACGACCATTCTGACGTTCTTGATGGCAACAACATTTGGCATGAAGACCCTGACGGGACACAGCAGTTATCACAGGGTAATCTAGTACCCATGCTGGTCAAAGCAGTACAAGAGCTTTCTGCAAAAATAGCAGAGCTAGAATCTAAACCACGATGTAAATGTAGCGGAGAATAAAAATGGCACAAACAGTAACAGAATGTTTAGCAGCAGGGTCCGATTCAGTAGACTTAATCAATGGAATTAATACAGACGGAGCCTCTTCTCGTTATGCTTATGGTCTAGCAGACCAAGCAGCAATCAACGCGAAAGTGCAGCGAAACGTAGACCACCTTTCTATAATTCTGCTTTATGCTCCGGTGGATGCTTCTGATGATAAACCCAATATTGCAGGGGCTGCTTCTGGTCTAAAGACCACGCACGTAGCTGCTGTAACAACCGGCACAAACTATATAGCGGCTAATTAATCAGGAAGTTTGATGAATTTTTTCAAAAGATTTTTGAGTTTGTTTGCATCTGCAAATAACCAGGAAACAGTGGATGAAGAGATTGGAAGGCTTTTGAAACAGAACAGTGTAAGAGCTAGAGATAACAAGGGCAGATATGTCCCTGACGATCCTGACACCGAAGAAAACGAAGCGTATGTAGTTAAAAAGAAAAATTAATTGACACTAAGGAGTTTGTATCATGGGTAATATTTTTACAGCTGTTAGCATTATTACAATGATTGTGACAGCGGCAAGTTTGATTGCTGCGAGCACGCCAACCCCAAAAGATGATGTTTGGATAGGTAAGCTCTATAAATTGGTTGATGCTTTAGCCTTAAATATAGGCAAAGCAAAGCAAAAATAATGGCTACCGTAAAGGATGCATTAGCAGAACTTAACGCACACGAAAGAGAGTGTGCTGTTCGTTACGAGTATATCGAGAAGAGACTTGAAGAAGGTTCTGCAAAGTTCAAGAGACTCGAAATGCTTCTGTGGGGTGTTTACCCCTTTATGGTCACTATAATTATTGGTGCAGCTAAATTCTTATAACTAAAAGTATGATAAAAAAAGATTAAATTAATGCGTGATAAATTAATTGAAATGTTAAAGGTGCATGAAGGCGTAGAAACCTATGCTTATAAATGCAGCGAAAACAAGACCACAATAGGCGTTGGCAGAAATGTTGATAAGGCTGGTGGTTTGGGCCTGTCTGATGATGAAGTAGACTATCTTTTGCAAAACGATATTGATCGGGTAATTTTAGAGCTTGATTCTGAGTATGACTGGTTCTCTGATCTTGATGATATTCGACAAGATGCAATGATTGATATCAGCTTTAATCTTGGTCAGACACGCCTTAGAGCCTTCAAAAAGGCACTTTCAGCTATGTCTGAGGGTGACTGGGATGAAGCCGCAGATCAGTTTATGGACTCTCGATGGTCAGAGCAAGTAGGAATTAGAGCTAAGAATCTTACCGAAATGATCCGTACTGGGGAATACTAAGTAATTAAAAATATGCCATGACTTAAACTACAATTTCAGCCAGGAATCAACAGAGAAGGTACTGAGTACAGTGCTGATGCTGGTTGGTATAACGCTGATAAAATTCGATTTAGAAAAGGCAAGCCTGAGAAAATAGGCGGATGGGAAAAATATTCAGTTGATAGCTTTTTAGGCGTTTGTCGTTCTCTTGAAGATTGGATAGCACAAGATGGAGTTGCATATATTGGTTTGGGAACAACATTAAAATTCTATATTAACCAAGGCGATAGTTTCTATGATGTAACTCCGATAAGAGCAACGACAACAAACGGAATAACCTTTGCTGCTACTAACGGGTCTTCCACTATAACCGCAACAGATGATGATCATGGAGCTTCAGTTAATGATTTTGTCACATTTGCAGGAGCAGCAAGTTTAGGCGGTGTAGTAACTGCGGCAGTTTTAAATCAGGAATATCAAGTTGAATCGGTAACTTCTACTGATGTTTATACTGTAATTGCAAAAGACACATCTGGAGATACTGTTACAGCTAATGGAAGTGATTCTGGAAATGGAGGTTCTGGAGTTGATGGCGCATATCAGATAAGTGTTGGATTAAATACCTATGTACAGGGCGTTGGTTGGGGCGCGAATACTTGGGGTAATAGCACTTTTGGTAGTGTAAGCAATATTTCTTCATCTGGTCAGTTACGGCTTTATAGTCAAGATGTTTTTGGCGATGATCTTATAATCAATGTACGCGCTGGTGGTGTTTACTACTGGGATGAAAGTTCAGGAGCCACTGCTAGAGCAGTAGCATTATCTACGGTCTCAGGAGCTTCTGGTGCGCCTACAATCGCATTGCAAGTGATGATGTCAGATGTAGATAAGCATGTTATTTGCTTTGGTGTAAATCCTTTAGGTTCTAATGCGATTGATCCGCTTCATATTCGATGGAGCGATAGTGAATCTGCTGTTGATTGGACTCCAACAGCCATTAACAGTGCAGGCGGTGTTACTTTAAGTACAGGCTCTATTATTATAGGAGCCTTAAAAACTAGACAAGAAATACTTATTTGGACAGATGCTGGCATTCATTCTATGCGGTTTATTGGTTCTCCTTTTATATTCCAATTTACTGTTGTTAATGAAGGCATTTCTATGATATCTCCCAAAGCTGCTGTAAATGCAGGGGGAGCTGTTTTCTTCATGGGTCGCGGTGGGTTCTATAGCTATACAGGTTCAGTTCAGCCTATTGATTGTTCGGTTTTAGATTATGTTTTCAGTAATCTTAATCAAGGTCAATCTTATAAGGTGTTTGCTAGTACAAACCCAGACCATAACGAAGTGACTTGGTTTTATCCGATAGGTTCCGGTGATACAGATAATACAAATTATGTCACTTATAACTATGCGGAACGGCTTTGGACTATAGGAACAATGGAAAGAGGAACTTGGATAGAGGCGAATAGCAAGAATTTTCCTATTGCAAGTTCAATTATTACCAGTTCTGATAACAATTATCTTTATATTCAGGAAAGAGGCCATGATGATGATGGTTCAGCTATGACAGCTTTCATTGAATCAGGTGATGTAGAAATGGGTGATGGGGAACGATATATGCTTATTAGTAAGTTAATTCCTGATTTTACCTTTAGAGGTAATACAGATGACGCATCAATGGATGTAATTGTCAAGGGAAAAGATTTTCCATTAGAAGATAATGTAACTTTATCTACCTCTACCATTACTTCATCAACGAAACAGGCTTTTTTAAGGGCTAGAACTCGTTCTTCAGCTTTCCGCATTGAAAGCAGTGAAAGCGGTTATGGCTGGCGTTTAGGTGATTTACGTTTTGATATGAGACCAGACGGGAGAAGGTAATGTCACAAAGTAAAATAACTCCTTTACCATTAGCTGCGCTAGAATATGAGCAGCAAAATGAGTCTATTACTAGGTTAACGATTCAGCAAGCGTTACAAGAAATTGAAAATGATGTGACTCTTGCAAAAACACAAGGCGATAAAGACGGTTCCCTAGCAATGCGCAGATTTCAGTTTCTGTTGATGGGAGCTTCATGAGCGACATTATTAAAGTTTTGGGGCAGGTTGATACAGCAGCAACAACTGTTACAACCTTATACACAGTCCCAGATTTAACTCAGACAACGATTAGTAGTTTCGTTGCCTGCAATCGAACAGGATCGGCTATTACATTTAGGCTGAGTGTTCATGTAATTGGTGCATCAGCAAATGACAAGCAGTATCTGTTTTATGATAAGAGCGTGGCTGCTAATGATACGCTTACTGTAGTGATTGGAATAACTTTAGGGCAAGCAGATGTGTTAAAAGTTTACGCATCGGCTGTAGACATGAGTTTTAATTTATTTGGCGTTGAGACCAAGTAGGACTAAATATGAATAATTATGCACCTCCTTTACAGGGAACCGCTAACAGCCTAGCTAAATATGGTCGTTACGGTGATTCTATGCTGGTACACATGAACCCAATAGAGGTTCAAGGTATTGCAGCCTTATCTCCTACTGGAAAACTAACCACTAATCCAGTTACAGGTCAGCAAGAAGCGTTTTTGCCTTTTCTTGCACCCTTGCTAGGAGGCGCTTTAGGATTAAGTTCTCTTGGAACTGCTGCATTAAGTGGCGCTCTTACTGCTTTACAGACAGGTAGTCTTAAAAAAGGACTTTTAGCAGGAATAACAGGATTTGGTTTAGGTAAAATTATGAGCGCCATTCCTTCTGGGGCTGGGGATGCCCTTATTCCTGATGCTATTACTTCTGCTCCTGTTGGCACGACTGAAGCTCTGACTAATGTTACTGATAATATTATTTCTGATTCTGCTGTTGGTCTATCTGCTTCTTCTGGCCTTAATGTAGGTTTTGATGCGGCTGGTAAAAGTATATTAGGAGATGTAGGTTCTAATTTCGCTAGTTCTATTCCTGCTGATGCTATTACTGGTGGTGTTACTGATGCTGTTACTGGTGTTGCTACTAATGTTGCCGCTGAGACTCCTTGGTATATGAGAGAAGGCAAGAGGCTTGGAGATGAAGGTTTTTTTAAAGACCTATCAAAAACAATTACCAGTAAAAAAGCATTACCTGGTCTTTTGATGGCTGGCACAGCGGGTTCTGAATTAGGTCGTCTTGAGGCTCAAGAAAAGTTGGCAGCACAGCTTGAAAGTGACGAAATGGATGCAAGTTCTGATAGAGCGCAGTCAGAAGAAGAAATTCAAAGAGCTATAAACCAAAGAATTTATGATTATGGTATGCCTTCTAGGGGAATTGATCCGTTAGATTCTAGTTATTCTCCTACAGCTTATGCTAACAATGGCGGGTTGGTTTCATTAAATCCTATGGATTACCAAAACAAACGCCGTGGATTAGCTCAGTTAACAGGAGAGCCTGTTAGAATGGCAAATGGAGGTGCTTCGCCTTATCCATACGGGCTAGGCAATTACTTCGGCGGTCAAACAGGAGGCTATACTCCTAATGTCCAAGCCTCTGAAGCTCAATCAGCTTTAAGAG